ACTCGTTCGGGTTGACCTGGTAGTCCGCGTTGGCAGCCGTCTCTGAGAGTTCGAACGGTTCGCGGAAGATCTCCGTGTAGTTTTCGAACTGAGTCGGCACGAGCGAGCGAGGCGTCTTGGACGTATCGCCCTCGGGCTGCGCGGTTGAGATCAGCATCAGCTCGTCGTTTTCGTTGAGGTTCGCGGCCGTAGAGCCGATTCCCCTCGTCGTGTTGAGCGTGTTGCCGACTACGGAATCAACCCGCAGAAGCTCGCCCGTACGCGTGTTCAGCACCAGATCCCACTGCTGGAAGTAGGTGCCGTGAGCGACGGGGATTTCCTGCGTGGTTGTTGATGCAACTGCCGCCGTGGTGGTGTCAAAACGCGGCTTGGCTTCGTCCTCAAGCCATTTGTACTTCGGCACGCCTACAGGCTTTGAGACGCCTTCGCGGCTGAAGATCGTAAGCGCCTGCCAGTTCGGCTCAAGCAGCTTGATTTCGCTGCCGATCTCAATCGGAAGCTGCGTTGAGAGGATGTTGGTAGTGCTGGTCTGACCGGTGATGGTCGCCATGACGGTTCTCCTATTAGATGGTGCCTACAGGGTCAACCGCCGGTAAAGAGCGCGTGCCGTTTTGGAGCGACACTCTGCGCCCAGTCCTGAGCGGTTGCTTGTGCTGCGCCCTGTCCAGCGCCACCGGGACTCGCCCCGCCTGCGCCCTCCAGTGCTGCTGCTGCGGCATCTGCGCCGCCGTCCTGGCTCTGCGCTCGTGCGCGTGAGGCCAGGTAGACCTGCCGTAGGAAGCCCGGATGCGTCTTCATGTCCTCCGGGAATCCTTCCCTCTCGACGAGCTTGCCCGCTACGTCCAACAGCTCCGAGGCGACCTTCTCATCCTGGAGCTGCGGGTATTCGTCTGAGAGTTCGGTGAGCTGACGTTCCTGGCGTTCTGCCTTCAGCTCCTGCTGCACCGGGCTTACGAGGTCTCCTGCAACCTTCTTTGCCTCAGCTTGTACGAAGGTCTGAAGCTGCTTCAGGATCTCCTCTTGGCTCGGCTGCTGCTGCTCTTGGTAGGGCTGCTGAGGCTGAAGGAAGTCCAGTCCAGTGACTGGCTCATCCTCCTCTACTGGTGCTTGCTCGGCAGGCTTCCACGGCTCGGCGGCCAGATGATCGCGCATCTGCTCGATATCTGAGCCGAACTGTTTCAGGGAGGAATTGATGTCAGCGAGAGTCGGCTCGGGAGTCGTCTCCTCTGGGGTCTCCGCTGCTACTGATGCCTCCATTACGCAGCCTGCCTCTCTACCGAGGTCTCGCCCTCGGCGTTTCGTTCGTCGGCCTCGACACGCTGCCTGGAGCGTTCAAGGATCGCCTGTGCTGCATCTGAGAAGGCCAGGAGTGCGCTTCTGCGCCCGTGTGCATGTGCGTATTCGGTGGCCTCTCGGAGCGGTGCGGAGTCGAGCTTGCGGTCAATCGTCTGAATCTCCCGCTCGATCAGCTTTTGCACCGCTTGATATCCAGGGCTTCCCAGCATGTGCTCGACCGCCTCCGCTGACTCGATCAGCGTGCGCGTGTCTCCGAACAAACCGTCTACGTGACGGTATAGATCCGCTGGGGCCTTGGACATGGCGCGAGGATAGAGCGCTTCGCGGACTACCTACGCCTATGTGTGGGCGTAGTGCGGGGCACACGAGGCCCTGAGCGGCGCTTGGGAGTGCCCTGTGCGCCCTGCGGTGCACCAGCCGCACGTCCGGCCTGCATTTTCTCCAGAGTGGCTGAGGGAGCCCTAGAGGCGGACTTGCGGTAAGGCTGGGATTGGCGGGTGCTCATCAGAAGAATGGTCGGGGTTGCCGTATCTCACGGCTCCTGCTGGTCTTACAGGCATTCCACCTCTACCGCTTTCCGGTCAAGCCGGTTTACCCCGAAGCCCGCATCCTACAGACGAACGTGGCTAGCCGTTGGCACGGGGGCGCGGGAGCGGTGACTGCCCGCGGTCGTGCTTGAGCGCTTCCTGCTTACCCTTGGTCTTTTCGTTTAGGCGTTCCTCGGCAGCGTTGGGCTGTACGCGGGGCGGGAACTGGTGCTGGGCGGCTGCTTGGGCATGAGCCTTCGAGCCTGGGCCTTCTGCGGGCAAGCCTTCGGTGTCGAGGCTCGGGTCCAGCAACAGGTAGGACTGCGAGGAGCTGAGCAGGGCGTGCCCGAGATCGGCTTTCTTCTCTTCGCTGTAGGGCATCTGAAGGGCAACGGCCATGTTGCGGATCGCTCGCAGCAGCTCGTCGCGAACCTGCTGGACATCCGGGACAACACGCGGTTCGTCGAGCGTTTTGGAGTCGGGGAAGAGGAAGCCTTCGCCGGGCAGATCTCCGCCGAGGAGCTGTTCGAGAAACTGGTTGATCTCGGCGTCTGAGGGCTGGCCCGAAAGCGTTGGATATTCCTGTGCGCTCATTTGGCCGGTGCTCCACCCATGTCGGCTACCTGTTCGGCTCCGCCCCGCTCAGGGGCTTCAATCGTGCGTGCGGTGATAACTGCTCGCTGAATCAGCTCCGAGGGCACACCAGCTTGCAAGAGAAGTCTGAGCGTCGCCATCGGCACAGAGGGCTGTTGCGGGCGCAACCATGTCTGCGGTTTCTCAATCCCCATCTTGCGCATCGCCTCTAGGCGGGGCTTGACCGGATCGATGTACCAGTCGTGCGCTAGGGAGTTGAGCAGTAGTTGAGCGTCTGAGCGTTCCTGGGGGATGTTCTTCGCCGCCAGGGAGCCTTTGGCTACGCGGATCTCGAAGTCCCCCATCAAAGCTCCGGGGTCGATTTCGATGCGCTTGTAGGGCGGTAGGTCGGGGTCCTGCTGTTCCTGGCCCTGCTCTTGGGGCATAACAATTGTCCGGGCGTGGCGGATTTCCCGCTGGTTGAGATAGAGGAACTGGCAGGCGACGGGGTGGACGATCTCTGACTCGAAGCGTTCGGAGAGAAGCTCGATGCGACGGCTTGTCTGCGCTTGGGCTAGGTTGGCCTCGGTTGCCGTTGCGGGTGTGGCTTCGGCTGAGTCCGCAAGGCCCGCTGTTTCCTTCAGATCTCCCCTGATCGACTGCTCTTCCTCAAAGCTCGTGCCCGGGACTTCTTTAGGCGCTAGCTGTAGGAGCACCGAGCGGGGGTCGCCATCTACCGGGATGAGCCCTGTCGGGTCGAAGTCGATCTCATCCGCTCGCACGCGGGAGTCGTCGTAGGCGGTAGGGGCCTTCAGGGAGAGCGTTGAGGCGTCGCGGCGCTGCGAGCGCAGGGTGTCGAACTCGCGCTGAATGTGCGTGATCGGCTCAAGCACGCCAATACCAACCAGCTCGTGCTCCAGCGGGATCGGGCGGTAGATCTGGAAGGGCATCTCTCCGCAGGGGTTCTCGCCTGTGGAGACAAGGATCTTGCGGTCAAGAATCGAGAAGACCTGATCGCCGTTGTGATACTCGATCAGCTCATGGATCTGCTCTCCGCGTGTCTGAAAGGCTTGCGTTGAGAAGCCCGATTCACGCTGCGAGGCCGAGAACAGTTCGTCGAACATCTGGTTAGCGCCGGGCATCTCGCGGACCGCATCCTCGTCCAGCAGCTCGGCGCTGACGCTGTTCCAGTTGCCGCCCTGCAAGCGTTCTACGACCTTCTCCAGGCTGAGCCAGATCCGCTGAGCCATCCAGTCGCAGCTTTCGACGTCGTAGCCGTAGGCGTCCCACATGAAGTTACGCACATCGAGGGATTCGAAGCGGGGACCATCGAACTTGGCCTCCTCTTCGCGTTCGCCCATCATGTACTTGCCGCCTCCTTCCTGCGACAACTCCACCGGGCGTTCTTCCATGCGCCTGCGAGAGCGATATTTGCGGTCCCAATAGGACTTCCCGACGCCTAGGCCGTACTTCAGCCCTGAGCGCATCACGGCCTGGAAGGGCAGCTCGATAGAGATCTCTTCCTGCTGCCAATCGACGAGTGTCTGCACCGCTACGACGTTGTCCTGCCAACGTTCGTCTCGCGGCAGGTAGGTCAGATGCGGTGAGTTGGCGATAGCGCGGGGTACGATCGTCTCTACCGCCATGAAGCTGAGCGGGATATGCAGCCGTGCTCCCCAGCGTTTCCTAGCTTCGTCGTACTTGACATCCTGATCGTTCTTACCGGAACCGATCCAGTCCGCACGCCACTCCTTGAAGCCTCGGTACTGGCGGTGCAGCTCGCGGTGCTTGGCGCGGAAGTCCTTGCCGACGCTCTCCTCCCAGAGTTTTACGCGTTCGGTGATGGACTTGACAACCGCGTCCTCCTGCTCGGGAACGCCGGGGTAGAGCGTCATGCGCTAGACCGCTGCCGGGACGTCTTCTGCAAGCGGCTCAGGAACCGTTTCGACCTCTTCGTCCACGCCAATCACAACGCCGCCTTGTGGCTCGAAGTGCACAGTCTCCTCATACTGCGACTTAGCGTCTCCTCGGTCCATCCAATTGATCATCATCTCGTTGGTCGCCATCTCCCCCGGAAGCCCCGTAGGAACACGACCGAAAAGCACGTTGAAGGTCCCTCCGCAAACATCGCAGACAGTCACAAAGTCCGCTATCGCTTGGATCTGGGCGTTGCGACTGACAACGGCGATCTGTTCGCCGTTGCGGGCTTGTAGAAGCGAGTCGGGGCCGACTCGGACTGTGCGTACCGCCATTGCTGGCGATTCTTACAGGAAGCTCAGTCGCCGCGTTCGGCCATCTCGTTCGGGCGGACCTCTGTGCGGCCTTCGCGCTTCATGTCCCGGCGTACGCTACGCCAGTGGCGTTCTAGGTCCCTGTCGCGCTCGGCGGGGTCGAACAGCTTGCCCTTGTTGATGTGGCTGGGCGCTAGGGCGCGGATGTCGTCGAGGTCCTGGCGGGCGTGTTTGGCGGCGTGGTCATGGAAGGCCTCTACTTCGCCCTCGTAGAACTCGCGTCCGCAGAGCAGGCACTTGTGGATCACGCGCTTCTGACCGAGGATGACTGCGCCTGAGAACATGCAGCGAGTCTTTCATATATGCGCCCGGTGGTTTGCCACACCACGTCCTGCGGCTTGAAAGACCGCTGCTCCTTTGCGCAATCGGCCCCGTACGAAGGCCAATTTCTTTGGGTACCCAGGCATCTGAGCTACAGGCGCAGGAATAGCCTACATCAATATCCCGAAACCGTGTCAGCGGGCCGGAATGGATCGATCCGTTGTCCACCAATCCGAGGCGGCCTACGCATGGACATGATCTGCTGCGCTCCCATCGCCGCCATCAAGCGATCGTCGTACTCGCCCTTCTGCGCCTCGTGTTTGCCTTTCTCATCGACGATGTAGGTCTGCATCTGCCGGGCAGTCTGCGGGTCTCTCAGCCCTCCGCACAGCTCCGAGCCAAGCACTTCCATGAAGTTGCCCTCCATCGCAGGCTTGGTCGCCTTGTTGGTTTCCCAACCCGCAAGGTTTGACTCCTGATCCTCCACAACTCCGACAGCCTCTCGGCGGTACATGCGCCGGTAGCGGTACTCGTGGTGCAGTACCTCGACGATGTGCGTGCCCATGCTGTTGACCTCGACCGCTAGGCGGGCTTCGTTGTAGTAGAGGGCGATTGTCAGCAGCCAGAGCGGGAGGTCTTGCAGTTCCATGCGGCTGTTGTGCATCGCGACTTCCATGCGAGTGTGGTGATCGAAGACCTTCACAGCGTGGTAATCGCCGATGTTTGCGGTCCCGCCTACGCCTCCGGCTACGTCGCAGAACACCACGTAGGCCCCTGTGCGGCGCTCGAACTCGGTTGCTGGACGTTCGGTCGTGCCCTCGATAACGGAGCTGAGGGCGTTCTCGGCTTTGCGAGCGTGCTCCCAAACGTCGAGAAGGTGCTCGTTGTGCTTGGAATCCTCTCTCGGAACCCAAATCGCCCCTAGAGGCATTTCCTTGGTTCCTGAGCGGGTCCGCTTCTCCTCCCATGCCGTGACCCTCAAAGTGCCTGTGACGGGCTCAGGAGCCGCTTGTGTGGTCTTTACGGCTCGGGAGATGAGAATCCCGGAGAAGACGGTATGGCCAGAACCAATGAAGGCGACCTCAGCGCTGTGTGGATTCTCCTGGTTGAAGGTCGGAACCGATTTGTCGGGCTGGCCCTGGATCTTCATGCGCCGCCAGAGAAGCTGCTCAGGTATGCAGCCGTACAGCTCCTGCAATAGTGGCTCGTCCTCCGCTATCTCGCCGAGTTCGCTGGTCTTGCCAATCGATTCTTCGAAGCGCCTCTTGCCGTCCTCGGAAGAGAACTGCACAGCGCACTCGGGATCACGGTGCCACGGCACGAACAGCGGGGCGAAGACCTCCCCGCTCATATCCGGGTCAGCAGCACCTTCACAAGCACTTGTCCAGCGGTGGTAGAAGTGGTTGAGGCCGTTGGCCGTGGACTCGATGGCGATCAGGGTTTCGGGCAGGTGCGGCACCGCTTCCATCGCAGCCCGCATCTTCTCCACCGCCTGCCTTGACTCCCAGAATCCGATCTCAGACAAGTGCAATAGATTGACCGTCAGACCTCGCATCGCATGGGGAGAGCCTGCGGTGTCCACTTCGAAGGTCGAATCCCCCGTCGAGCCCGAGTAGCGCTGCGCCTTGCTCGTCTCACCGAACAACATGTGCTTGCGGGCGCTGTTGGACTCGTTGACGTGGATCAGCGCGGGCTTGATCGAGAAGCCGACGGGGAGCTGCATTTCAGTCGGCAGGTGAGCGTAAGCCAGACGCCCCATGTCGAGGATGGAACCTGCTGTCTGCACATCCTGAGCAACAACCATCGCCCGCTGGTACTGGATCTGAGTGACGCGCTGGAGGAACTTGAGCGCGATCCAAGTGCTCATTCCAAGCTGACGGCTCTTGCATATTATGACCCGCATAGGCAGACCTTCTGCGCGCTGTTTCTCAAGGATTTCGTCTAGCTCAAGCTGCCAAGGACGTGCGATCGCAGGTACGAGCTGGCGAGCCTTATTGAGAATTTTCGCGCAGCCCCTGAACTGCGCCCTAGGCCCTGGATAGACCCAATTGCCCTTGGCGTCCTTCGTTACCCCGCCTGCCCAGAAGGGCGTATCGAAGCGCAGGCGCTCTTGGAGGTCCTGCTGTTGGCGAGTGAGGATGGCCCTAGGAAGGACCGATAGCGACGAACGGAGCGGCGGCGAGCGCCGTTGCCATCGTGGCTTTGGATTTCAGCTCTGAGAGCGGGGTTTCCGTCGAGGTACCGACAGTCGTCTCTGCGAACAGCTTGAGTTTGTTCGGGGAGACGTACTGCGCGGTAAGCCCAAGCGGGTTGCAGCTCAGCCAGTCGATCTTTTCCGGCAGCGAATAGCGGCTTTCTTCGGAAGCTTTGAGCGTCGCCCCGCCAGTCGGGTATTCAGTCCCGCCCGTGATCGTGCCTATGTACATCGATCCGCCCGTGGGAAGGAGGGTCTTCTTTACGACCGTCGCCTGCGCTTCGCCTACCGCTACCGCCATGTCATCTGCTCCTTCCCGGTCAGATGACCGGCGTTACGTTCTTTTCGGTGATTGCCTGACGCAGCTCGGCGTCGGAGAGGGATGCGGCGTTTTCGATGCCGAGTTCGTTGGCCTGAGCTACGAGCTTTTCAGAGTCAGTTGCGGGGTCCTCCGGCGACTCACCGCCGGACGTTTGCTCGGGACTCTCAGAGTGGTCCACTTCCCCGGAAGGCTGTGCCTGAGCTTCGACAGAGGCCACGTCCGGCGTAGCTTCGACCTTGGCTTCGTTTGCGGCTTCCACGTCCGCTGGCGGCTCGACTGCCGCTTCCGGCGCAGGCGTGACTTCGACCGGAGCAGGTGCCGATTCTGCCGGGATAGCCTCTGGTTCGGCCTCCGTGGGCGTGGACCCAGCGGGAGGCGGCTCTCGGGAAGGTTCCGGTTCGGCTGCGGGTGTTTCGACGTTCGAGGGAGCCTCTACGGGTTCTGGAGCCTGTTCGACAACAGGCGGCACCGGGGTCGCGACTTCGGGGGATTCTTCTATCGCTCCGCCGTTTGCCTGTCCGGAGTCGCTTGCGTCCGGTGTACCGGCCTCGGGAGCTGGCGGATTGGGTTCCTCGACGGGAGCGATACCGCCTACGTCTCCGATCGGCTGGCTTGGAGTGGATTGGGCGGAGTCGAGCAGCAGAGGGGATTCGACGCCCTCGGGGATGCCTACGCCCAAATCAGCCTGTGCGTCGCTTGGAGCGGCGGGAGAGTTGACGATGCTTGTGCCCTGCATGCCGAGGGTCTGCGGGGAAGGTTGCACCGGAGGCTGAAGGAGGGTGATCTCGCTGGCGGGGTCCTGGGCTACGCAGCGCACTTCTTCGTAGCGGCCTCGCGTGTACCCGGCGGCGATGAAGCGGTCTCCGGGGGTTAGGCCCTCGAAGCCGACCTCTTCGTTCTGGTCTACGACGCGTTCGGCGACGACGGGGCTGCCCTCAGCGCGCAGGGTTCCCTCGGAGCCCGTTGCATGCAGACGCACGATCGCATAGGGCTCGAACTGCCCGCAGATGACGAGGATGCCGTTTCCGCTGAGCACTGCGTCGCTAGCCTCCATCACGCCTCCGAGTTCGTTGCCATCATCTCGCGGCGAGAGTAGCGCGAACTCAGGCGGCAGCGTGCAAGCGAGCGGCCTGTTTGCGGCCACGACGCCAAGCGGCGATGGCCGCGCTGCTGTTATTGCGACGATAGGGCAGATTGGCCCCTTTGGCACGGTGCCTGACGATATAGGCATTCAACCCACCAGTAGTAAATTCGAGTATCTGAGCGATCTCGGCAATAGGCCGCCCCTCGGCATAGAGCGCTTCGAGTTCGCCGAGCAACGCTATTCCCACTTGACGCGACCTGTCGCCCTGTCTCCGATTCGAGCAGTCCCTACAGCGTTCTACCGGCGTCTTCCCACTCGCAACGCCGTCTGTGCGACCTCCGCAGTCAACACAGGTACCCGAATAGAGAGTTCGCTTACGACACTTGTCCGAACACCAAATCGGACGACGACAGCTCTTGGTCCTCCAGGTAAATACCTGCTCGCATCCAGCACACTCCAGAACCTGCAAACGTCCAATCGGCACATGCTCCGCCATCTACTCCCCCTGTTCCTCGTCTGAGCGCAGTACAGCCGCCGCTATGAGCCTCTTGATCGCAACTGTGCGCTTATGCCCTAGGCGGGCGGCGAGGCGGTCCAGGGCCGCTAGTTCGGCGGTCGTGAACTTGACGAGGACGCCATTGGTGGCACGTTCGGGTATCCCAGCCCGCGTGTCGGCAATCTTCGGGATATCCCAGCCGTCGCTCACCCCAGCCGCCCGTGTTCGCGAAGAAAAGCGACCGTACGCCTATCGAGGGACCTACCATCTACATTGTCCGCGCGGCGCAGGGGACGGCTCTCAAACCACTCAGCCAACAGGTCCAGCATGGGTTCGCGCTCGATGACTGCTGTCCGCTCGTGATCGCTTGACGGCGGGGCATTCGGTTCCC